TGTGTCATATGGGAGTTCCTTGGGCTGCCAGAGCCAAGCTCCGTACAGCTATCCCTGGCCTGGTGGTTGCAACACGGGCCAGAGCGTGCAGTCATCCTTGGCTTCCGAGGCATGGCCAAGTCGTGGATCACCGGAGCGTTCATCTTATGGAGCCTGTATTGTGACCCCCAGAAGAAGGTCCTCGTACTATCGGCCTCCCTCGACCGCTCAGTACAGATGGTTCAATGGTGCCTCGCACTTATACGTGAGATGCCAGAGCTACAGTTTTTGCTACCAGGTCCACTACAACGAGCCTCCGGTAAGCAGTTTGATGTTGGTCCATCCCGTCCAGATCAGTCTCCTTCCCTTCGAGGTGCTGGTATTACTGGACAGATCACCGGCTCGCGGGCGCACCTCATCGTACCAGATGACGTGGAAATCCCCAACAACTCAATGACCACACTTATGAGGGAGAAGATCAGCGAGACCGTTAAGGAACTTGACGCGATTATTCATCCGGGTGGAACGATTAAGTTCCTCGGGACGCCTCAGGTGGACGACAGCCTGTACGTCAAGCTCCTCAAGCGAGGCTACGTGTGCCGCATATGGCCAGCCCGCTTCCCGGACGCTAAGATGAGGACAAAGTATGGTGACAGGCTGGCACCCTGGGTCATCTCCCAGATAGAGGCCAACCCGACGCTGGTAGGCCACTCCGTGTGGTCAGGCAGGTTCACAGATGAGGACCTTGCGGCCCGTGAGTTATCCTATGGTCGCTCAGGGTTCGCCCTACAGTTCATGCTGGACACCTCATTGAGTGACGCTGACAGGTATCCCCTCAAGCTCCGGGACCTCATCGTCTACCACATGGACCCGTCACTCGCGCCAGACGTTATCGCTTGGGGCAACGACACCAAGCTCATCCACAATGAACTGCCCGTCATGGGCTTTGAAGGAGACCGCTACTATGGGCCGGCCAGCCGATCAGACACCGTATCCCGCTTCAACAGCGTCACCGCATGGATTGACCCGTCTGGACGAGGAGGAGACGAAACGTCACTTGCAATCGTGGGCGAGCTACACGGGCGACTATTCCTCCTACACTGTGGAGGATGGCGGGACGGTTACGCTCCACCGACGCTCAAGGCCCTATCCGACCTACTAGTCCTCTACAACGCCAACAAGGTATGGGTGGAGGACAACTACGGTGATGGTATGTTCACCGCCCTCCTGTCCCCGTATATCGTTACCGCCTGGGAAAGCTACAACTCACGCAATCCCAATGCGCGCGGTGGAACGGACGTTGAGGGGGTTCGGTCCCCCAAGGTGCAGAAGGAGCTACGCATTCTGTCTGTACTGGAGCCTGCCACCCAAGGCCACCGCCTCGTTGTCTCCGTGTCCGTCATTGAGCAGGACTACAAGTCGGTCCAGCAATACGGCGATACCGTGGGACAGGACAACCTGCATCACTACTCCCTGTTCCATCAGTTCTCTCACCTCGGGAGGGAGCGGGACTGCCTACTCCACGACGACAGGCTTGAAGCAGTGGCCGGGGCTGTATCAACCTACGCGCATCTCCTGGGGATTGACCCATGGACCTCGGCTGCCAACCGGGACGATGAGCGTATGATGGATGAGCTAGACAAGCTACTCACAGAGCAAGATGAAATCACAGGCGATGATAGGGGGCCTCAGCGATGGCACAGAGGTATGTCAGCGGTTCGCCAAACGTGAGACCAGAGGCCCTGTCCGACATGGTGCACTATACAGGCACCCTTATTATACCCGTGTGGTCAGACCGCATAAGCGCTACGCTGCCTAAAGGAGGCTGGCGCTTCTGGGTATCACCTAACGTAGGCTCCATGCACACCAACTAGGTAGGAAGCCTAACAGCCTCCACGCAGGCCCGTAGCTGGTCAATTGAAGGACCACCGGAGTAGCGCCCTAGCGTCTCTCCTGGCCGCTTGTGTCCCGTCACCCAGTCAATGATGTGCGGGGGCTGGCCCGCTTGCTCTGCCTTGGTGGTGAACCATCGTCGGAACGAGTGGAAGTCCACATTGGAGTGCTTGCGGCCAATCCCAAGCTCCTCAACACCAAGCCTCCTCCTGTAGTTAATGAAGGCCACGGACGCTGTGTTGGTGACGGCCTCTGGCTTTGTTCCTGTGTGCAGTTCATGCAGCAGGTACTCGTCAGGACCCCTACCAATACACCTCGCTGCTACATCATCCATCAGTGACGAGTGGATAGGGACCTTGCGCTCCTTTAGCTCCTTCTTGGCTGGCTGGAACGTGAACGTACCACCTGTGCAGTCCTTCACCCTCAACCAGCATATGACGCCAAGCCGTGGGCCTGTGAGTGCAGCTATACGCATTAGGAGGCCTTGTGCTGAAGCCGGTAGCCCTCCTAGCAGTGCAGCTACCTCGACATCCGTGAAGGGCCTTTTCTCAGCCGTTGCTCCTACTGCCCTGCGCTTGGCCCTTCCATCATCGTTGAGGCCTTTCCACGGGTTATCGTCAACGTAACCACGGTGCCTCAGCCAGGTCCAATGGCTGCGGAATGAGGCGATGAAGGAGTTTATGGTCCCTGGCTCCTTGTACTTTACCCGGAGGTACTTGTCCCTGAACTCCCACGCCACCCTCGGAGTTATGGCCTCCAGGGTACAGACCTTTTGCTGTGACACAAGCCACTCCTCCAGTCGGGAGAACGACAGCCTGTGCTGTAGTGAGGTCCCCTTGGTATACACCCTGTCAGTTATCCACTCCTCAAGGTATTGCTTAACCGGAGTGGCCTTGCCTGAGGCGACCGCATAGAACATCTCCGATGCCGACTTGCCGTGCTCTGCCGCGATGTCGTCAGCGTGAAGCCTGAGCGTGATGTCGGCGGCACGGTCATCCGCTTCGTCCGCCCCGCCCGCCACCCGTTCTTGCTCCCAGCGGCGGAACACCAGTGCTTCATCCCGGGGGGACCTGCCACCAAGCCGCGCCTCCTCGATCATACGCTTGAACCGGCTGACGTGCTCGCCCTTGAGGATGTCCGCCTGCGTGAGGTCGCTTGTCCCGAGCTTGGCGATGAGGTAGGCCCTTCCGGCAAACGCACCACGGACCTCCTCTGGCACCGCGACACGCACCCGATAGTGCCGCCCGTGGAGTTGCAGGTATTGCAGCTTTCGGTTCACAGTCGCAGCCTCCCCTCAAGGGCGCGAAGGCGGCGCTCCAAGGTATCAACGCGGCCCTCCAGGTCTACTAGGCTTGCGTTCTGGGAATATACCAAGGCCTGTAGATAACCGATTTCAGGGCTATCGGCAGTGGCTATCCCTGACGTGCCTCCGAAAGTCCAGGCTGTGAGGAGCAGGGTGGCAAGGAGAACTCGCATGTGGTATCCTTCCTGTTGACGGGCGTCGGTTCTTCTGACCAACGCTCTGACCAATATGGACGCCAAAAGGCCTGTAATGTCAATACATAAGGGAAACTCGACGGTGGCCATCTTGCGAAAGCTACGGTTAGGCCATTGGTTAGCATAGTACTTTCAGGCACTTAGTGGACCCTCTCTGACCAGTTCTGACCAATTGGCTTCCCACGAGGCGGGCAGCGGGGATAGGACCGATTCGGTCCTATTAAGGAGCGTAGCGGCTCCAACGCGGGATTGCAAGGCCTTGAGGAAGCTACCCTTTTGGGAATGGTCAATGGGTTAGCTACCAGTTCCAGCGTACTCTAACACCACCAAGCTCCTCTTAGCGCTTCAAGGGAAGGTAGATCGTATCCCTTTCAATCATCCTACCGGGCCAGGCATCGGGTCAGTTCCCAATGGCATCGTGAACCCTTGGCCTATAGGCCTCTTGAGTTCTAGCCCCCAATGTGACCGGGATGTTCCTGGCCCGGTAGGGCTTCTATGCGCGAAGTGACCTAGATGGGTGCCTCCCAGGACCTCCAGTGGGGTCACTTATCTGAGAGGTAGCCACGAGGCAGCGGCCAGCGGCAATACCCCCCATGGGCTCCGTAATGCGCTTAAGCCATTGATCTTGAGGGTGGAACTGGTGGCAATCCTCATGGAATGTCCTTACGGTAGGACATCCCAGCCGGATGCCTGGCTGCCATCTCGCGTCGTATCCCTTCTGACCCGTGCATCCCGGTCACATTGCGCCTAGAGGCTGGCCAAGGTGGCCGGACTAAGCGCAGCGCAGGGAGGCCTATACCCAAGGGCATGGCCGGTCCCATCATGGGTGCATACGGCAGGCCTTTGAGGGTGTCATGCTACGTCTACAGGACATGACAAGCCTAATGGTTAAGGCATGGGGTTGACATTAGGCCTAGACTAGGCCTAAGGCTGGCCATTGAGCTGGCCATGGGGCTGGCCTCATAGGAGGTAAGTCATGGATGAGCGCGAACACACAGACATCTTGAAGATGGAGGCGGCCTGTTGCTTGTGGGAAGCCATGCTGGACTGGCACCGCCTCGCAAGTAACGATGGTAGTCCTGAGGCCACGGCGTTTAATAAGCTCTGGGTTGATGAGGGCACGTCATGCATGAGGTTTAAGGCCATCGGGCTGGTCGATGCCTGTCTAGGAGGCTGGGACCTCCTCGAAGCCGCAGGGATTGAGGTAGAGGCGTATGACTGGGACTACTGCGCGATGGTCGTGCACATCGCTGACTGGTCTACGCCCGCCACCCGCTTGCTTAGTCCTAAGCAGGTAAGCGCGGCATGGGTTGACATCTTGATTAAGCGCGTCCAGTTGATAACTGCACCTCATAGTCCTTCTAAATGATTGCAGTTTAAGAGGCCTTGAGGGCGACCTTTAAGGCCTCTTAGGCGGCAATTCCTGCCGACTAGAGGGAACCACAATCATGTTAAGAGAATGCTTACCGAGGCTTACAGCCATAGGCATAGGCCTTGAAGATGCAAAATCGCTGCGCCGTATCTCCATGACGCTCCATAGGTGGCACGAGTTGGAATGCGGCACGGCGCAAGGTTGTATTGAGCGCGATGACACTACCAAGCGGCCAATATTCAGGTATGGGTACTGTTCTGGTGGGTCATTTGTTGTCCCTATTGCCGACCGTGAAGCCGGGGCCAAAGCGCGCCTAGCCAACATCATGGCGCGATATCCTGATCTTACGGCCTACATTCAAGGTGACCCGAGGGGGTCAGCTCTGTTCATCCTTAAGCCCGGCGACGTACCAGAGGGCGCAGACGTAGGGGCATGCTACTCGCGCGGCGTGGCGGTGTACAAATGACCCGCACCATCAGTGAGCACCGAAGGCTATGTGGCCGGGCCAAAGGTAGGGCGGACCTAGTGATTGAACTAGAGGGTATTGCGTTAAGGACGTGCAGCACCCTCACCGTAACAACTAATCGACTGTCTCCCCGGGCACTGTACGTCACACTCAGTCGGGGCCCCTACCGATGCAGCATCACACTTGACGGCGCAAGCCGTGTGGGGGCATTCCTCGGCCACTGGTGGATTGAAAGCAACCCTACAGTAACCTACCCTCCTGGTTTTATTGCTGGCACCGTGAACCCGCACCATCATCGCAAGGCCACGACCGTCCGGGCCTCATGGTATAACTTTTCGGATGTAATTGTGGAGGGCCTTGAGGCTCTCCCACAATTACAAGAGGCCACACCATGAGAACGCATGGCGATATGAGGCCCCACGCATGGCCATATGTCCGACTGTGCCTTTCCACGGGCCGTTGCTGGAACCAGATCACACAGCCAGTGACCCGTCTCGCCTTCCTAGAGCTTCTCAATGACTGGAACCGAATCGGCGCGGGCAAGTTTCAATACTGGTCCGCAAGCTAGTGGCTGTCTCTTAAGGGCCTCGGGCCTTACCGTTAGCGCCTTTAGGAGAACGTCAAGGTCCGCCGGTAGGGTAGTGACCGTGAAGACGTTCTGACGCATGGGTGGCGTTCCTATTGCCTCCCATTTAGAGGGAACCAGCACAAATGACCCCCAAAAGGACTAAAAAGGTCCCACGCCCCGCATCATACCTACCACGTCCGGTCCACATGTTGGACGTTCTGGTCCGAGATGATTATACTGATTTGCAGGACACACTGGAGCAGGTGCGCAATCTTGATCGGCACTCGTCCCCCGCCTTGCCACTAGATTAATCGTACCATGCTTATCCGGTTGACCACAGTCCCTACCGCTTCCGGGCGGTAGTGGCGGCGATCAAGCCGGCGGCCCTGCAAGGCCAGAACCAACGAGGGTACGAAAATGACGAACCACTATCTAGGCGTCCCCGCTTACTGGAAAACGAGACGGTTTCGATTTCGTTGCCCGCAGTGCAAAGCTGAAGGCTGGCATGGTGTTGCTGGCGACATTCCGCAACACGCTCGCCCCGATGGGCGCGACTGTCATGCGGCGCATCGAGCAAGGCGGCTGCATATGACCAACGAACGGCTCGCCGACTACCAGCAAACCATTGGGCCGTTGTCGTTTCCCTCTGCGATGAACGAATTGCAGCGGGCCTAAGTCATTAATCGTATGAGCATGACAATGGATGAACAGCACGATTTTGCACTGAGAATGGGCGTTACACCTGCCCAGATGCGGGAGAATTGCCTAGATCAAATGTTGCAGGCCGCCCGGTGGGCAATTCGCTATGAGCGTAGGCCCTCCACCATGGCGTGGCCTGCGAGCCGCTGGCGGACCCATGTGGCACGGGCGCTCGTCACACTCCGGGACTTGAGGGATAGGGAAGCAGCCCAATCCTGACAGCGGCGGCCATCGGCGACTTCAAGGCCCTGCCCTCACCGGGTGGGGCCTTTTCCTTGACGTAGGCGGCCCTCGTGCTTTCAACTCAGCGGCACCCGCTGGGGGGTCCGGGGTGTTCTTTTGAAAAGGCAAGACAAGATGGACAGCGGACATGGACGCAGCATTGCGGTTCACAAGGCGGGCGAGGAGGGGACTATCAGCTACGGCGCGTCGACCGGCAAAATCTTTACGCCAATCTCCGAGCGGCCCGAGTGGTGTGAAGGCATCACCACGGTCATTCCCCAGGAGCGGCTGAAGTTCTACAGCGACCGCCTAGGCAAGGACTCGGAGATGTTCGAGGCCATCCAGGCGGCCACAGTGGTCGCCTTCGAAGACCTGGCCTTCATCGGCATCGATGCGGAGCAGAACGAGATGGAGTTCCATGCCAGCGATGGGCACCGCATGGAGACGTTGAGCCTGCTCCTCGGCATTGACCGCGCCAGCGGCGACATCAAGGACAGCTTGGCCGAGCGCGAGGTTAGCAAGGACAATTATGGCCACTCCCAGAAGGAGATTAACGCCATACATGAGAGCCTTGAGCAGGGCTTTCAGGGACAGCAGGCTTCGGACAAGAAGCAGGCTACCGGCACGAAGGGCTGACGGGCCGAGCTTGCCCGGTCTACCGGCCTGAGTGCTGACTAGATGGGAGAGGGGCTTGCGCTCCTCTCCTTTTAGGCCTATAGGCCACCTCCATCTCACTCTTAATGGAGGACCGCACCATGACAACTTATACAGTAATCAGCAGTTCATCAGGACTGGCCAAAAATACCGGATTGTCCAATGTGGAGGCGGCCCAAGCCGTGCTGTCCCATGACGGCCAAGAATATGAGCTTCGCCAGGCTGACGCGGGCTGGTGGCAACTCTATATAGGCCGCCGGTCAGGAGGTCTAGTTGCCGCCTGGTGCAACAATGACCTGCTTTTAGTGGCCGCCCCAACTGAAGGGGAGGCGTGGGATAACATCGCCGCCCTCGTCATACATCACAATTGGCCAAACCACCCTGACGTTATTACTGACGCTGAATACGCCCAGTCTCAGGTGTCACTGTGACGCCACTTGATGCAGCTATTCAGGTGGCCTTAAAGACCCACTGGAGGGGCACGAGGCGCTACGCCCTCATGGTCTCCTGGACGAATAGCCTCAACGCCGCTTTACCCGGCAAGTGCCTGGAGGACATCACCAGCGAGGACGTTGAGGCGTGGCGTGAAGCCATGACCGACGCACCAGCCACCATCTACGCCCGCGTCGGTGTTCTCAGCGTCATCTACAAGGTGGCGAGAGGGCGGGGGTACAAAGGGCCAGTCCCAGAGTTCCAGCGCCCGCGTGTCCCCAAGCCCCTCAAATGGTGGCTCAACCCGGAGCAACAGCCCAAGGTCATATCCTGGCTGCGCGCGAGCAACACGGCGCACCGCGAGGCCTCGCTTCTTGTTGACTGGACGGTATCAACCGGCCTCCGCATCGAGGAGAGCCTGCGGACCCAGCGCCAGCACTTCCACGGCCTCGGGACGTGCGCGCCGTGGATAACGGTGCCCGGGACCAAGACGGATGATGCCCAGGCCACGCTGCCCCTCTCGGCCTACGCCGCAGGTCTGGCCTCCCGGCTTCTTGGCGTGGAAGGTGGTCAACGCACGCCGCTCTTTACGATCACCTACCGGGAAATGTGGGCCGACTGGGACGCCTGTAGGAAGGTCATGGGCTTCAACGCCTCAACGGCGACCCTCAAGGCCCTACGCCGCAGCTACGCCCACGCACGGGCCGCTAAAGGGTGCCCGCTGCCTCTCCTCCAGCAACTCATGCGGCACAAGTCAGCGGCGACGACGATGGGCTACCTCAAGCTGACGGGGGGGCAGTTCACCGATGCAGAGCTTAGACGGTTCGTCTGACAATCCTGGCCTCATGGCTGCATTCAAGCGCATGAAGCTCGTCAACCGAACCTTGCACACGGACCCGGCTACCGGGGACCTGTATATGATCGAGCGCCGCCGGGACGAGGCCAGTGGTTGCAAGCAGTGCTTGCGGACTAACCTGTGGCCTCCCTTGACAGACACATAGTAAGGGTCTATACGCCTGACATCCCACAAGGTGGGCCACAACTAGACAAGAGGAACCTACAGCCATGAGCGCAGCCAAAGCCATAACATTTGAGCGGTTTCTACTCGACGAGGTGCCGGTAGCAACCCGCGCCACCACCCCTCTGCCATTCCCCTGGGCCGATGCCTTGGAGGATGCCCGCAAGAACAAGGATAAGACTGCGGGCTTCGTCGTCCCGGATACCTTCTGGGTCGAGGCACGGGGCGTGGAGGCCAGTCAGCTTAATGACCGGGCCGTTGTGCGTAGTCGCATTAAGGCCTCGTGGCAGTCCTTCCGCGCATCCTGGGAGGCGGCCAACCGGGGCAAGTTTATCGGGTTCTCAATCCTTGTGTCCGACAACACCAACTCCAGAGGTGCCGTGGACGGCTCACTGGTGAGCTACATCCCTCAGCTCGACGCCGACCGCAAGGCCCTCATCGCCCGCGCCGCCAACATCCGTAAGTCTGTGGTGAGGGGTAAAAAGTCCAAGTAACCTGCAATCCACCTAGCCAGCATGTAAGACTAAGGGCTACCTAGCGGTGACCCTTTTTCTTGCCTTTCTGGCACCATGCCGGTTGACTTACTCGCCGTAATGCTACCTATACGGCATCCTTAACCAGCAGCGAGGCCACACACCCACATCCACGTACCAAGACGCCGCACCACCATCAGCACCAATAGACTTTGTGACAAAGCTTCGCACGAAGGCCTCCAGGCCCCGCTGCGGGGCTTTCTTTTTGCCCGCAGCCACACCGAAATCAACCGAGGGGAAACCGGATGAAGTTCTGGAAGCTAGGCGACCGACCCGAGCACCACCCACGATGGCAGGATCAGGTGGAGCTTGAGATGGAGATGGAACAGGCTGGTATTGCCGCCCACCGAAAGGCCGTTGACACCGCACGGAAACGTGGGGAGATGACCCGGCTGGCCCCCCACCGTCACATGCTGGAGCAAATGGTGGCGGACATGGGGTCCGGGCTGAAGGCATGGCTCAACGGCAATGCCCGTCACGCCAAGAGGGGATCAGCGGCCCATTACGCATGGTACAAGCTGAAGGACTTCGATCCCTACCTGTCATCGTACATCACGGTTCGCGCGGCGATGGACACACTGGGCCTACAGAGGTCGGCGCACGGGGCCGCTGCGATGGCATCGCGGATTGCCTTGCAGCTTGAACACGAGGGCCGCATGTCGGCGTGGATCAAGCACGACCCCAAGCTGTTCTATGGCGTCCAGAAGAAGCTCAAGGCCCAGAAGGCCACGGCCCTCCACAAGTCCCGCGTGAACATCAACCGCTTCAACGCCCTTCTCCGCAAGGACCTGGGCTGGACCAACTGGCAGGCCGACGAGAAGCGGTACATAGGCCTCAAGCTCCTGGACATCTTATGCCGAGCCACCGGGCACTTTAGTCTTGGTCCTGACAAAGTGCAGAGGCGTAGGGGCAAGAACGACACGCCTATCTACGTTGTGGAGCCAAGCGAGGAGCTAACGCAGTACCTCATAGAGGACATGGCCCGAGAGGAGAAGTCGCACCCTCACTTCATGCCAACCCTCATGCCACCTAAGAGGTGGAACGGGGTGCGTCGTGGTGGTTACTACACGCCATTCGTCAGGTCACCCAACCTCATCACCTTCAAGGCCGACAACGAGGAGACCCGTGGCGCGGCGATGGATGAGTTCGACGCACTTGACATGCCCCACGTATACGACGCCGTGAACCGCGTCCAGGAGGTGCCGTGGAGGATCAACCAGAGGGTCCTTAACGTGTTCCGTGAGGCCTACGACCGCAACCTCGGCATCGGAAAGGTTCTTAACCGTGAAGTAGCACCCTTGCCAAAGCGCCCACCAGGCATGGAGCGACTTGACCTTGATGGGGCCGCCCGCCGCGTGGCAGAGGCCGAGTGGGTCAGCAACAACGCCAAGGCCCACTTCGAGTGGCGCAAGGCGGCAGCCATCGTCTACGGGGAGAACTCCAGGCGGACCACTAGTGGCCTGTCCGTGGTTATGACCCTCAATCTGGCCGAGAAGTTCAAGGACCGCGAGTTCTACTTCCCTCACCTACTTGACTTCCGTGGACGCATGTATCCCAGCCCGGCCTACCTACAGCCTCAGGGCAACGACCTGGCGCGGGGCCTCCTGACATTCGGCCAGGGGCGGCCCGTTACGGAGGACAACGGCGGGGCCGGGTGGCTTGCCATCCACCTCGCCAATACGTGGGGCATGAATAAGGTCTCCTACGACGACCGCATACAGTGGGTTGGCGACCGCGCCGATCTGTGGGACGCCATCGCGGCTAACCCGCTTGGGTGCCTGGACTGGTGCGGGCCTGGAAGGAAGGACCCGTGGCAGACCCTCGCAGCCATATTTGAGTGGGTGCGCTTCCGCAACGAGGGCTTTGGTATGGTCTCAAGCCTACCTGTCCGTGTGGATGGCACCTGTAACGGCATTCAGCACCTCAGCGCCCTAATGAGGGACCCGTTGGGGGCGGCCAGCGTCAACCTCGTGCCATCCAGCGCCCCGCGCGACATATACAAGGAGGTGGCCATTCGGCTACAGTCAAAGCTTGAGAGCATCTGCGCCGCCGGGGGTCGTCCGGGAGAACTTGCGGCCATGTGGCTGGTGACCTTTGAGGGCGAGATACCCCGAGAGTTCACCAAGAACCCGGTTATGGTCCTGCCGTACGGAGGCACCAAAGAGAGCTACTTCGGATCAGTCCAGAAGTGGCTGGCAGACGCCGCCGTGCCCCTGCCACCGGACGACAGGCAGGCGGCAATTACCTGGATTGTAGGCCAGCTATGGGACAGCGTTAACGATGTGGTTATACAGGCCAAGGTGTGCATGGAGTGGCTACGCGCATGTGCGAAGTCCGTGGAGCATATCAACCAGCCCATCCACTGGGTGAGCCACACAGGGTTCCACGTCCGCCACTTCTATGCGTCATCAGAGCTTAAGCAGATAAAGACGGAGGCTGACGGTAAAAGCGTGTGGGTGGCCTTCTCCGACCGCACCAAGAAGCTGTCTAAGCGGGACCAGCTTCAAGGTATCTCGCCTAACTTCGTTCACAGCCAGGATGGCACGGTCAACATGGAGACCATTCTGCTGTTCGTTGACGACGCTGACGGCAACCGCCTCCCCTTCACCACCATTCACGATGCCTTTGGCACGGTGGCAGGCGAGATGTGGACGCTGTTCAAGTGCATCAGGGAGGCCTTCGTTCGGGTCCATGAGGTGGACGTTCTGGAGGGCTTCCGGCACCGGTGCGTACTGATGCTCCGGGATCACCTGTACACCACCAACGACAACTGGCCGCTGAGTTGGGCCTGGGAGGAGGCTGAACGCACCGTCCCACCCATCCCGGAGCGGGGAAACCTGGACCTCGCCGCCGTGCGGGAGGCCGACTACTTCTTCGCTTGAAAATGGGCGTTTTGGCGTCCTCCAACACACTGCAATGCTTGGGGAATTGGAAACCATCAAGGACTTAACACCCAGTTCCAGCGTACTCTGACTGAGCGGAAGGTCGTTAGCACCAGAGAACCCGAATAGGAGGAGGCCGTCATGCTTCAATGGGCTGCCTGTAATGGGCGGCCCTTTTAGCTTTCCGCAACATGAGAGGAACCGCCCACATGGCCAAGCGTGACATTCGCGGGGTGCGCCCATTCAGCCGGGACCGCCTCATGCTCACTTCACGGGATGAGGCCGCACGGGCTGCCTTCGGGGCCCTCGACCGCATCCAGAATGAAGCGCCCGAAGTCGCCCTCGCGGGTGCCGCGCTGCTGTTCGTGGCCCTCTGCAAGCGATGCCGAACGGCCCCACACGACGCCGCCGAGCTGGGCGAGAAGATGCTAGCTCCGCAGTTTGGGCACCTCAAGGGGAACTTGCATCTTGAGACCATCCGGGACTTCGCCGGGATGAGGATGATGGGTGACGCCTCGGTCGATAACCTTGGAAGCCAATAACCATGGGCATTCAGCCCTACAAGGGCCTGCCGTACCTGTGGGCCGCTAGGCGATATCTTGCCTTCCTTAACGAGTCGGAGGCCACAAGTTTCAACATTAGCACAAGGAGCTATCCCACCATGGGCATGTACGCCGTAGTCCTCGATATCATCAAGCGCAACCCTGGCCAGACGGATGACCAGATATGCACCCTTGGCAAGCTGGACCTCGTGCCGGTACGCCATGCCCTGGTGGACCTTACTCAAGGTTCCACCCCTCCGGTTTCCCAGGTAGGCATAGAGACCTCCGCAGTCGTAACCATCTCCATCGCCACTCCTGGGGTTGTGACGTGGGCTGCACACGGCCTCACAGTTGGTCAGGCCATCTCATTCTCCACGACTGGGGCGCTGCCAACAGGACTCGTGGCGGGCACCCAGTATTACGTCATCGCCGCTGGGTTCGTTTCAGGCTCCTTCCAGGTCTCTGCCCAGGCAGGAGGCGCTGCGATCAACACCTCTGGCACCCAGTCAGGCGTACACACGGCCTGGGCCGACGCCTTGTACTCAGCCATTGCAGGTAGAAGCTAATGGGTAGGAGCTGTAGGATGTCTCACCCGGTCATCATCGCGGGCCTTACGGGCCTCGTGGTCTACCTATTGGCCGTCATGTCGGTCTACGCTGTCTACCGGGCCACCACATACGTCCACCGTCCAGCACCATTCCAGAAGGATCAATCCCGCCATGGCACGAGCAACATTTAAGTCCCTCCTCAAGGAGAAGCGTAGGCTCCTTCGTGAGGAACAGGCCCTCGAAAAGCGCCGCGAGCACCACAGCAAGCGGGCCGCTGAGTTCGGCTACAACCGGGTCCGTATGCAGGAGTTGGCCATGTCACTCAACCAGGCGGACGATGAGTTCTACAAGGCGTCCGCCGAGATTGACCACATCAACAGCAATGAGGAGACCCGCTGACATGGCCACCAAGACAATGTATAAGCCCTCCCCCATCGGCATAGCCCGGTACGCATGGGTCAACAAGCCGGACACCAAGTACGTCACCGATGGCCTCTACCACGTTGACCTGGTTCTGGAAGGCGACGACGCCACAGCCTTCAAGGCCGAGATTGACGAGGAGGTTGCCGGTGCCTTCACGCGCCTCTCTGAGGTGATGACGGAGAAGGCCAAGACGGACGCCGCCAGGGCGCTCCTGCTGAAGGGCTGGACGACCTATAGCCCGTATCATGAGGAGGCGGACGACGATGGTGTGCTGACTGGCCGCGTCATCTTCTTCTTCAAGCAGAACGCCATCATCCCCCTAGCTGACGGCACCAAGAAGCCCTTCAAGCTGGGCATCCGGGACGGCAAGAACAACCTGACCACCGCGCCGGTCTACGGTGGGGCGACCATCCGCACCATGTTCAAGCCACGTGACGTTAAGGCCGTGGCCAGCAAGCAGCTTGGCACCCGCCTGGACTTCTCCATGGTTCAACTCATCAAGGCCGCCCTCCCTACAGGTGGGGGTGGTGGGTTTGATGAGGTGGAAGGTGCCTACGTGGACATGGGCGCGGGGGCAGCCGACGATACCAGCGAGTACTGAACCTTCAGGTCCCCCTCCCTTTAGAGGAGGCGTAAGGAAGGAAGTGCCCGTCAAATCGCAGTTTCCCACCCGGATGGCTCACCGGATGGGCTGGGTGTGGGTTCCCTACCGGAGGACCCGCAATGTAAACCCCACATTGTATGGTTAGGCCACACGGCTAAACGGCAGGGATTGCCTCCTGCTTACACGCCGTGTGGCAGCCCCATTACACCTCCCGAGATACCCGCCACGCACCTCCGAGGTGTAGGTGGGTTGTTGCCCTGTGGCCCGGACCCGCAGGGCAGGCCAGACGGCCCCCTCGGTGGCGCTACCTTGCGTGTTTCCTCCGCATTGTACGACAGTGCCACCGGGGCGGGCCGTTAGGCTCTAGGAAGCCTACCAGTAAGCCGTAAAGGCCAGGCTACCACCCTACCTGACCATCAGGAATAACGCACCACGGGCCTCCTGTGAGCCTCGCCCTCGTGCCATAACCAGGAGTTCCCCTACAATGTCCACCATTAAGGTCTCCAACGCGGCTAACGCCACCCCGGTCCTCCTCAAGTCCGGTCCCTGCCAGGTCGATGAGTTCTTCCTGACAAACCTCATTGGCACCCTCCGGTTCATCAAGCTGTACGACGCAGCCCTTGCTGCTGACGTTACGGTAGGCACCACGCTTCCCGTAGTCGTCATCCCCGTGGCTGCGGCAGGATTTACATGGGGGGATGTGGACGCCTTCTTTGCCCTCGGGTGCGTCATGGTGTGCGTCACCGGACTTCTCGACTCGGACGCAACAGCTCCAAGCGCCCGAAACGTGGTGGGGACTATCAATGTCGGCTATCCGGGGCAAGGCTAATGGGATGGCTCCTTGGTCACCTTAACTGGCTGGCGCTTGGCGCTTTGCCGTGGTGGACGTGGATAGTGGTGGCCGTTGTGGCTGCCATTGTGACCCTCTTGCTCCTACAGCCTCCACCGCTAGGGCAGCTTGTGGCCGTGTGCATCGTGGTCGCTGGCACGGCGGTAGGCTTCAAGTCGTGGGGCTATCAGCAGGGTGAGGCCTTCGTGACTGCCGAGTGGGAGGCTAAGGCTGAGGCTGAACGCAAGCGTCTGGCCGCCGAGTTCAACCGCGCATTGGGTGAGGAGAAGCTGCGTAGCGCCGCCGCTGAGGGCCGCAATGCCAAGCTAGAGAAGGACATGGAAGATGTTATACAGGCATCGCTTACCACTGCCACCACACCTGCAACCTCTGATGTTTATCTGCGTTGTGGTGTTCCTCCTAGCATTGCTGGCGGGCTGTACGACCTCGGGAGAGGCCGCGCTAACGGTAAGGCCAAACACCCCACACGTCCCACAGGTCTACAGAGATTGCTTCGCAGAGGTGGTCCGCCTGCCTCCTCCCAATGACGGTTACACCATGGCCCAACTCGTGTACATATCGGCCAAGACACGGGCCAGCGAGATTAAGAAGGCAGGATGTGGTAGGGACCTAATCGCATGGGCTGACTTCGTACTCTCAGGTGTGCGCGGGGGCAGATAGCCCTATGGACTGGAGCGCGTGGAAGAACAAGGCGAAGCACAAGAAGGTTGGCCTTCGGGTGGGCTTCAGGTCAGGACTTGAGGAGCGCAACGCGGAACACCTCCGGGCTAACGGTCAGCCGGTGGTGTTCGAGAAGGTCAAGATACGCTACGTACTCCCGGCCACGGAGCGCACCTACACCCCCGACTTCGAGATGAAGAACGGGATCATCGTGGAGACCAAGGGGCTGTTCGAGGCCACCGACCGCGCCAAGCAGCTATTCGTCAAGCTTGAGCACCCGGACCTTGACATCCGCCTCGTGTTCTCAAACCCAAACCAGCGCCTCTCAAAGACCAGCAAGGTGACCTATGCACAGTGGGCAGAGAGCTACGGGTACAAGTGGGCCTCTAAGCTCATTCCTCCCGCGTGGTGGAAAGAGCCGGGTCCTAGAGGTAAGACCGGACCTCGCACCATTGCTGTACCGCAAGCGGCCAAAGACCTCCTTGCTGATCCTGCACGACAGCCACTCCAAGCCGGACATAGCGCGACCCTGCGACCTCTTAAGGTGGCAAGGAAGGCGACGAGGGCTTCTTGACATCGGATACCACATCATCGTCGGGCGAACTGGAGACATCACGGTGGTCAGGCCGGTAGATACCATGGGGTCACACACTCCGGGCTATAACCACGTAGCCATCGGGATGTGCCTTATAGGTGGGCTTGACATGGAGGGGCTGCATTCTGGGGACTTTGACCCACGGCAGGTGTCGGCCACTATTATACTCTCGGCTGCATTCATGAAGGAGTTCCCAAAGGCCCAGGTCCTAGGGCACAAGGAGCTTGACGGATACCCAGACAGCATATGCCCGGCACTTGACATGAACGGCATACGGCGTGGCAT